AGTACACTATAACAAACATATCCATAAAAGAAATGGTTGTTACTAAGATCTTTCCAGAGATAGCGCCCACAGGAATTAATGCCCCGTATATAGTTTATAGCGTAGTAAGTAACCAGCCAAGCGAAAGTAAGGAGGACAACGGAGCTATAGATACAGCTTCAGTAGAGGTGTATAGCTTCCAGGATACATATAACAAAGCCATAGATTTAGGAGTAGATGTTAGAGCAGCTTTAAAGCGAGTTAATGGGACATACAATACCATAGAAATACAATCTATAGACTACACTAATGAGCAGATGGATGTAAACGAGAAGCGCGATTTATGGGCTTCTATTCAAGACTATGTAATAAGAATTAAAAATTAATTAAATGGATATACTTTTAGAAAACTGGGAGGCGGTTACACTCGCTTTACTGATAGCTGCTAGAGCTATCTTCTCACTATTGCCATCTGATGCTCCAGCTGTTCAGGTTTTCGGATGGATAGATACATTAATAACTACGCTAGTCGGAGGAGACAAGCGAACAAATAAAAAAGCAAAAAAAAATAAAAAATAATGGCACAAACTACAGGATTAATAAACGGCTCTAATTTAAGAGTTATGTTAGCTGCTGATGGGAGTACTCCAGTCATGGTTGATAACATTACAGATTGCTCTATATCTGTAAGCACAGAAATGAAAGATACAAGTGTAAAAGAAGATGGCGGCTTAAAAGCTTCTCTACCTGGTAGAGTATCCGCTACAGTAAATTTTACAGCTTATTTTGAGGATGCTGCTACTACAGGCTACGTACAAATAATGCCTTTACAGTTAGCTGGAACTAAGTTAGATTGCAAATTTACTCAAATTTTAGGTACAGCAACAGCTCCAGCTGTAGATAGTAATGATCATGCTTTCACTTTCGAGGCTTATGTTACTAGCTGCGAGCTTTCAGGAGGGGTAGAAGATACATCTACTTACAGCTGTAGCTTGGAGGTTGTCGGATCAATTAATTACGCAGCTATCTCATAGTATGGATATTACACTCGATAATAAAAGCTATCCAGTCAAGGCTACAATGAGAGCCTGGAGAAACTTTGAGAAGGCTACAGGGGTTAAGGTGGTGGAGGTAGATGCTTCTGATCTTACATTAATTCCTGAGCTTATCTACTATTTTGTAGTGGATGGCTGTGCTGCTCAAGGGATGGAGTTTACTATGGAGGTGGATGAGTGGCTAGGATTAATTACAGTACAAGATGTGCCGCAATTAGTCAAAGTCATGGAGGAAGCAATGGGAGGTAACTCTAACGAAGAAAAAAAAACGGAGGAGGAGAGCCTTTAACATGGCAAAGGATAGAGGAGCTAGGGCTGGGTGTGTTGGGACTCAGCCCTACATCCTTATATAGTTTAACTTTTAAGGAGTTTATAAATGCAGTCAAAGGAAAGAAAGAAGAGAAGGAAAGCCAAGAGAGAGCAGCCTGGGAACGTACCCGATGGCAAACGGCGCTACTTCTCAACGTTCATACTAAAGCTGGTCATAAAATTAGCTGTAAAGATCTTGCGCTTTTTCCTTGGGAGGAGGAAGAGAAGAAGGACGAAGTAAATAATAATAAGGGCTGGGATATGTTCAAAGCTCTAGCAGATAGATAAGAGATGGCAAAGCTAGGAGATTTAGTTGTAAGGATAGGAGCAGATACAAGAGATCTAAATAAGAGCCTCGGAAAAGTACAGCGTAATATGCGCTCTATGACTTCTAACTTTACGGCTCTCGGTCAGCAGATGACTAGAGCTATAACGCTTCCTATTTTAGGTGTGGGAGCTATGGCTATAAAGAGCGCTGCGGACCTGGAAAAGATGGAGGTTAGTTTTATCTCTTTAACAGGAGGAGCTAAACAAGCTGCTGACATGATGCAGCAGCTCAATGAGTTTACAGCTAAAACGCCCTTTCAAATAGATGAGGTTGCTACTTCAGCTAGGCAGCTCATCGCTTCAGGAACTAAGATAAGTGAAGTAAACGAACAGCTACAATTTCTAGGAGATATAGCAGCCACAACTGGACAACCTATTAACGAGATAGCAGCCATCTTCGCTAAGGTAAACGCAAAAGGAAAGGTAGAGTTAGAGAATTTAAACCAACTAGCGGAGCGAGGGATACCAATATTTAAGGCTCTCTCAGATGCTACTGGCTTACTTCCTTCTGAGCTCGGAGCTGGAGCTGTAAGCGTAGAGCAGTTTAATGCTACTCTAAAAAGCTTTAATGAAGAGGGCGGTATAGCTAACGGAGCTATGGAGCGACTATCAGAAACAGCTTCAGGAAAGTTTAGCACAGCTCTAGACAACTTAAAACTTGCTGGAGCAGCACTAGCTGAGGATTTGCTTCCTATAGTTAATTCAGTTCTTGACTCTGTAGTTGAGTTAGCTAAGAAGTTCACAGCTTTAACTGACTCACAGAAGCAAAATATACTAGCAGTGAGTGGCTTACTCGCTGTAATAGGTCCTTTACTTATAGGTATTCCTAAGCTAATATCTGGAATTAATGGAGTTACAATGTCTTGGCGTTTAATGACTGCTGCAATGATGGTCAATCCTTTAGTAGTAGCTGCTACGGCTGTAGCTGCTTTATCAGTCGTATTTATTTCTCTTAAAGGAGATATTAAAGGAACGAGAAAAGAAACAGAGAACTTTATAAAAGACTTAGACAATCTAGATGCAGCAGAAGCTAGACTAGCTTTAAAGAGACAAATAAGAGCTAAAGAGCAAGAGCTAAGAAGCGCAAATAAGAAGCTAGATATTAGCAAACAGCTACAGCTAACAGGAGATAAATTCGAGAGACAAGCGGCAAACAAAAGCGTAAATAGATACAACGATATAATAAAGCATTTAACTCAGTCCATTGGAGATCTAAAGAGTGAGCTAGTAGATCTTAATAACGCTCCAGATATAGATGAGGCTATCACAGGAGATGAGGGAGGATTTAAAAAAGCGGCTGAAGATGTAAAGATCTTTAACAGTGAAATTGATAGATTATTAGTATCATTAAATCAAGCTCCAGTAGGAGCAAACTCATTACTAAGCTTTTTAGATGGCTTCCAGGTTAAAGCTGTAGAGGTTACTGAGACAGTACAAAATAGTTTTATAGCACTAAGTGAAAGCTTTGGAACAGCTTTCGGAGAGATGGCTAAAGGAGCTTTAACAGGCAAAGAAGCACTCAAGAGCTTTGCTAGAGATGCTATACGCTCTATCATAGCTATGGCTAAAGCTAATGTAATAGCTAACGCTACGAGCGCAACCAATCCAGCTAATTTACTTAGTGGAGGTTTAACAGCTCCAGCTTTTGCTCTAGCTGGTTTGTCAGCTCTAGAGGCTCTCCTGGTTAACGTGCCAGCACTGGCTCAAGGTGGACTCGCTTACGGACCTACTCTAGCAATGGTTGGAGATAACGCTGGGGCTAGTGTAGATCCTGAGGTTATAGCTCCTTTATCTAAGCTTGAGAAAATAATAGGAAGTACATCTATCCAGGTGTACGGGCGTATATCTGGAGATGACATAGTAATAAGTAATAACAGAGCGTCAAGAGATAGAAACCGTTTCTAATGGGATATACTTTATTTACATCTGAATTTACTGATCTTAAAGATGAGGACTGGAAAGTAAAAATATATACAACTAATTCAGGGAGTGATACTAATATACCATTCTCTCTAGGTCCTGATGGCTTTAGGCTCTCCTATGATTTCGATGAGTACGATAGATGCAAACCTATAGTAGGGAGTAGGGTTCAATTTACTATGTATCAAAATGACTCTTATACAGCTATAAGTAACGCTTTTTATTTATTGCTAGGTAGTGAAACAGAAGGAGAGTGGAGGGTAGAAATATACAAAGATCCAGATTCAGCTAATACCTTGTTTTGGACTGGAGAGCTACTAGCAGAACAGACTATAATACCAGATGAGTATCCTAGCGCAGCGGTACAGCTCACAGCTGTAGATGGTTTAGCTAATCTAAAAGGAATAAAGTACAATAGCAGCGGAACAGCTTATACAGGTACAACTACTATACTAGGACATCTACACAATATAATTCAGAAGCTCCATGTATCCGATATATGGACAGCTTCAGATGTAGAGCTAAAATTTTATGAAGACTTTATAGGTAAGGAGTATAAAGATGACATAGCTGGGGCTCAAAATAAGCAGCTAGAGAATGCTAAGATATCTCATGACGCATTTTATAATAAAGACAGCGAAGGAATAAAGCAGTACTACTCAGCTTATGAAGTGCTAGAGACTTTAGCTCTAACTTTTAACGTTTGTGTGTTCTGTTCTGAAGGCTCTGTATGGTGGCTTCCTTTGGGAGCTATCCAGGATCATGCTAATACTTTAGATACTGCAAATTATATGCTAGGAGATGGCTCAGTAACATATAATACAGTAGCTAATGTAACTACTGGAGCAACCTTTGGAAGTGCATCTACACAATACGAGAAGTTAAAAGGGTGGGAGCGTACAAGTACACCAGAATTTAAAGAGGTAAAACGTACTAGAGAGTATGGAGGAGTTAAACCAGTAGTAAAAGACAGCCTATACAATAAAACTGAGATAGAAGCGAGCACTATACTAGATGACGAGGATATAGAGTATCCAGCTGGAAGAAAGTTTTTAGTAAGTGGAATGCTTCGTTATGAATATCCTGGAGATAACACCTCTACAGATGGGGATAAAATCGCCAGGTTAAAGTTAGGTATTAGAATACGTGTAGGAGATGCTGGAGGAGATGACAGATATCTACTTAGAGCTACTACTTTTAACGCTAACAATTTTAGCTATGCTAACTACTTTGATAGCGCTACAGATACAGACGAAAACGATTTTTTTTACTATAACTCTGAGCAGATAGATGCAGCCTGGAGCTCTTCACCTTCGTACTATGAGATCATAAGTCCAACTTTCAATAAAAGAGTAGGAACAGAAGGCAATCAATCAGGCGTATTATTTGTAGGTTTCCAGTTCCTTACTCCAGAAATAACAGCGGCTACAGGCTTGCAGCTTTCAGCCACTTTAGCTGGAGTAAATAAAATAGGAGGAGCAGATACAGACCTAGTAGATGGAACTTCAGACTTTTCTATAACTAACTTCCAGGCGAATATATACGACGAGGCTACAGCTCAAGAGTTTAACTCTTACGATATCACGGCTACGAATCCAGATGACTCTAGATATAAATTTAACCAGGGTACTACTCTTATAGGAGATAGAATCTCAGATAGTGATCTAGGTACAATACTTATAAATAACGGCTCTAGCTATGTAGATTCTACAGAGTGGACAAGTTTATTGAGTAGTACAAGCTCTCTCTCTATTAACGGGCTAGGAGTAAGAGAGAGGCTAGCAGCTAATTTAACAGGAAAGAGGATAGAGAGAGGCACTCTTTACAAAGTTGGGAGCACCTGGATACATCCTTACACTATACTTTCATATCTCGATGACTCAGGTAACTACTACCAGATCTCAGGCTTAAACTATGTCGCTAATAGCTGCGAGTACGATATACAATGTATGTATTTATCTAGAGATATAACTGGAATTACAGTAGCTCAGGATAATAGTAAAGGACCTAATGTTAATGGCTTTCCTGAAGTTCTGCCAGATACTAAAGGACCAGGAGCAGACAATATAGTTAACGACAACAGCACAAAGCTAGGATTCATAACTACAGATACCTATGGAATTACTAAGGTAACGACAAGTACAGGAGGAGCTGGAATAGATATAAGCTTACCTATAAGTAAAGCTACTACAGGTCATGAAATAATAGCTATAAATGCTGGTGGGGCTATGTCTCCTGTAGCTGATGGCTCAAGTGGAGAATTT